CGGTGGCGAAATACTCCAGGGCGTTGAACGGGTCGAAGCCGAGGCCGGGCGATTGCAGCGGGCGCACCGCGTTGCCGGTCTTCGACCTCACTGGCATCAGCGGTTCGTTGCGCAAGAGGTCCGGAATGGTGTCCGGCGTGGACTGTTCTTCGGAGACCTCGGCGCGCTGGTTGAGCGCGAAGTGGGCCGTGTCCAGAGCGGCGCGGGTCAGGACTGTCCGGACCTTCTGCGGCTCCATGGCCTTGTCGGCGATCGACAGGCCATAGAAGCGGTGCGTGACCGGATAGGGCGTGATCGCCGCGAACGGGATCAGGTCGCACTCTTCCTTGTCGATCAGCACCGCGTCGTCGTTGCTTGTCCGAACGCACCAGATGCGGGCCGTGCGGTCTTCGCCCACGAGACGGATGTAGTGCTTGACGATCTCGACCTGACGCAAGTCGCTGTTCGCCGCGTTGACGATGCCGGTCTCATGCTCGCCGGCCGTGTCGCGGGCCAGTTCCTCAGTCTCGTTGGCCGCGCCGGTGTAGGGCGCCAGGCGGTCCACGATGTCGGGTTCGACGCCGTCGGCCAGCAAATCTTGAGCCCGGGGCCGCAGCCGCATGGCGCAGTAGGTGGTGTCCGAAAGCCGCTTGGTGTCGGCCGCGACCGTGAAGTCCGCCGGGTTCACCGCATCGACGCGCACCCGCTTGCGGGGCTTCTGGGTGACCTCGCAGTCGAACAGCGGCTCCAAGCCTTGCTCAGCGGACGGCCGCACGTTCTGGACGAGGCTTCCCGAGAGCGCGTTCGTCAACATCGCGATCTGCGCCGCCGTCAGCCCCGAATAGGCCGAGGGCTCAGGCTGCGGGATCTCTTCCTCCCACCACGTCACGACGCCGGTCTTGGTCTCGCCGGCGTCCTTGAGCATGGTGTAGAGCGTCATGAACCCCGGGTTCTCGTTGAAGAACACGTGGTTGACGTAATCGGTCTCCTGGCGCGCGGCCTCCTCGTCGTCGGGACCGCTCGGCGCGAAGCTGACCACATCCTCGCCACCGGCCAGGATTTCGACCATGTCCGAAAGCCACGTCTCAATGGCGTCAGCCACGTCCGTCGACACCGCCGTCGAGCGGTTCGGCAGCTGTGGCAGGTCGCTCATCTCGCCCTTGATGTATTCAAGGGCCTTCACCCGCTCGGCGATGAGTTCGGAGTTGATGTCGAACCCGATCGAGCGCTTCTTCTCGTCGCCGACCAGCGCCAGCAGTTCGGCGTCGCTGTACTTCATGGACGCTCCCTGCTCAGGCCGCGATGCGCGGGATCTTCAGCTCGCCCGTCCGATTGGGCTTGGTGATCGCAAAGCGCCGCATCATCAGGCCGTAGCGGCTGGAGGAGATGACATCGTCCTTCAGCTTCACGATCAGGCCATCCTTGCGGTGGTAGAGGCGGAACTCGCCGAGCCAGAGGCCGCAGGTGGAAAACACCTTCCAGCGCCCGGTCTGCATCCGGTCCATCATCTCCATGACGCCGGCCTCGACGCTGTTCGAGCCATCCTCGAACGTCGCCCGCTCGCTCGTAAGGTTCAGGCCTTGCTTTCGGTACTGCTCGGCCAACGGCTCACCGGCCGACTTCTCGTGGTTCAGGCCGTCGTGCGGCCACGCCACTGGCAGCCACGCGCCCCAGGGCTTGATGGCTGCGGCATGGATGACCGGCGTGGCCTCGCGCTGGGCGTAGTCGCTGATCACGTAGATGCAGTCGGCGTCCTTGTCCCAAGCCAGCCGGGAAGCGCCGAACGGGTGGTCCCAACCGAAGTCGATGCCGACGATCTGCGCCCAGTGCGCCGGGATCGGGAACGGTGCGACCGTGATCGATTCCTCGGTCACCGGGAAGACACGACCCGAGCCCATGCTGGGGATGCCCTTGGCGCGCGCCTCGCGTTCGTGGGCCGGCCAGGAGGCGACGATCTTCTCCCGCTGTTCGGCCGTGTAGTGCTTGGCGTCCTCTAGCTCCATCCGGATCACGGTCCGATCCGCGGCGCCGGTGTCCTTGGGATCAGGCTCCAGGAACCGCAGCACGACGTCGCTCATCCCCTTGAGCGGCGTGAAGGTGACGATCACCGGCCCGAACGTCGTGTTGGTCCGGGTGATGCCCTCGGAGTAGACGTCAAGCGGCGGCTCTTCATCGAACCAGACGCCATCGACCGTATTCGCCTGCCACTTCGAGCGGCCTTGGTCGTAGCTCTTGAAATAGACCGTCGAGTTCTCGCCGGAGACGTGCTTGACGACGATGTTCGCCACCGCGTCGGCGACACCCTGCCGGCTCGTCGTATCGACGATGCAGTCGGCCGGGATCGCGCCGGTTCCCCACGCGCCTTCGTCGGCCGGAGGCCCCAGCAGCAGGCGCTGGGCGCCGTCGCGGGTGAGCTCGGCGCTCTCCGAGCCGGCCAGCCAGACAGTAGGTCGATCGAACCTGATCCCTTCCCACCAGTCCGGATAGCGCCCCGTCAGGTGGATCGCTACCTCGCTCGCGCCGGCCAGCGTCTTGCCGCTCTGGTTCGAGGCCATGAACAGCCGCTCGCGGTGCGTCGCGCCGGCGTCGTGGAACTCCAGCTGCTTCGGGTACGGCTCGTACCAGGCCAGCCGATTGCGGGCCTTCCTAGTGGACAGCTCCTTCTCCGCCGCCGTCACGAACGCCAAGAGCGTCTCGGGCGGCAGCGACGATAGCGGCGAGCTGCTCGTCGGGGATTCCGTCAAACGCGGTTTCCTTGATCTCGACCTGCTTCGGCAGCAGCGACGCGACGACCTTCAGGTACTCGTGCGGGCGCTCGTCCCGGACCTTCGCGATGACCGCGACCCCGTGCTCCTGGAAGTCGTCGTGCAGCGCCGTGATGAAGGCCTCGCCGAGCTTGTTTCGGGAGCCTTTGGGGCGGCCGGGATTACCCGGCTTGAATTGATGCTCGACCGGCGGCTTGCCTTGTGCGGCCTTCGCCCGATGCTCGCCCGTTGTTTCGGGCTTCGTCGCTGAAGATGATTTTGCCACCATCAGCTGCCTGTAACGCGCCGCTCGATGCGGAACGAACCATCCTTCAGCGTCGAGCCCCAGAACAGGCCCTCATCTGCGACCAGCATCACCTCTTCGTCGAGCTCGGGCTTGTAGTTCGTGAGGTCCGCGACCCTTTCCGCGGGGATCACATCGCCAGCCTCAATGGTCATTGCGCAGCCCCGTCCGATGTGCGTGCTCAATGTCCGCGAGCGCCCTCGTGACGCCCTCGCCTTCGCTTCTGGCGACCTTCGACGATGTGAAGCCGCCGCGCCGCACCGTGACGACGAACATCGGGTCGTCGCTCCAGGGAAATAGCCCGATGCGCTTTGTGTCGATGACGCAGTAGGGGTTCGTGTGCTCGAACGTCATGCCTTGGCGCTCTTGATCACGTCAGCAACATCGCTACGCCCGTTCACCCGAAGCTGCTCGGCGACGCTCGCCGCCATCTCCATCCCAAACACCAGCTTGCGCCCGGTCCCCTCGATCTCCATCACGACGCGGTCCGGCTGCTCGCTCTGCTCGTGCTTGTAGGCCGGATGGTATGTGGCCGTAATGGCTCGCCCATCCGAAAGCGCGGACTCCAGCGCCTCGATGCGGCGCCCCATGTCGAGGTTGAAGAGCGCCAGCACGCCTTACAGGGCCAGGGAATAGGCGATGTAGAGGTAGGCCTGGCCGGTCGCGGAGGCCGCGCCGGACTGGACGATCCGGGCGGTGAGCGCCGAGCCGGTCCAGGTCTCCAGGTCGGGGACGCCGGAACCGACCTCGGTCAACGCCAGGTCCTGTTGCGACTTGATCGACACGGCAGCCACGTACTCAGCGCCACCAGCGGTCTTGCCGATCTGGAGCTGGGCGTCCGTCGCCGCACCGAACGCGGTGACGGTCTTCAGCCGGAACGCTACGTTCCGGGCGCCAGCCGGTGGCGTCGGCAGAGCAAAGTCGGTGTTCGCCGTGGCCGTGACGGCCAGCGAAACGATGTCTTCGATGCGGTTGAAGGCGCCGGGATGCTTCGCGGCGACCTGGGCGGTCGTGGCCATGGGTGTCGAGCCTTTCGGTGTGAAGTGTGCCTAGCGCTTGAGGATCGCGTCGGCCTTGCGGTCGATCTCGGCGTGCTGGGCGCCGCTGATCTTGCCCTTGTTGAACATCTCGGAGGCGCGGGCCTTTGCGTCTCGGGCGTGTGCCTTATTCTCAAGGGGAAAGCGGCGAGAACCCGGCAACCCGAAGTCCTTGGCCGGCAGCGATTTGCGGGCCTTCGAGGTCAGCTTCATGCGATCGCTCCTACATCCACTCGGGATCGCCCCAGGTCACGGCCGGATTCGGCAGGCTCTGGGCCGGCGTCTCCGTCGTCAGGCCCATCCGCTTCAGCACGTGGATCCAGCCGTCGGCGCGGGTCGGGACGTTGGCGACGATCACACGCCATCCGCAGGGCTCACGGTCCCAGGCGAAGAAGCGCCAGACGTTGAAGCCGCACTGGGCTGGGAGAACGCGATAGACGCTGGCCAAGCGCTTGGCGTCTTCGATGTCGGGGTGCTGGGCCACATGCGCCCTCGCTTGGAGGTTTCGGCCGCTCAGCCGCTCTTGCGTTCAGGGTTCGCTTGGAGAGGCGAGAGTGAGCGCGCCAACGCTCACCCTCTGAAGCCGCTGATTGGAACGGCCCCGATTTGGACCCTGATAACAGGGGGCGCGACCCGCTGAGAATCGCGCCCGCCTGTGGTAGAGCTGGAATCGATTGTCGCCTCACCGACCAAAGCTCGGCGGCAGTCGTTGGATTGACCCTTAAGGAGCCTCCCAGCTCATGACCACCCTATCGGCTCTTCCCGAGTCTGAACAGAAGAAGATCGCCGCTTGGACGGCAGCGAGCGCGGCTTGGCGCTGGGCCTGCCGCGCAGACCTTGTGGGTCTGGGCATGGGGTTCTTCACGGCGCCCGGCCCGCCAGGCCAGGAGCGCGTCCGGGGTTCGACTATGCGAACGCCGGACGCCGTGAAGGTCCCTCGTTCGCGCTCAGCCCGATGGCAGCTAGGCGCAGAGTTTGTGGCATGACTTCAGACTGCGGATTTTCGCGCGAGCCGGTGGGGCTTAGGCGCGCCGCGCACGGCAAGAGCACCAATGACGCTCTGCTCTGATGCTTCAGTCACCTTTATCGATCATGTTGGGCCGGATTTCAAGGGGCGAACTCCGCCTGTAGGCGCTCGAACTCCTGGCGTCGCTTCGATGTGTGATACTCTATCCGCTCGTCCAGTTCCGCCTTCCGCTGAGCCCACTCATCATCTGTTTCCGGGCGCGTGTAGCTGATTTCGATGCGAGGGTATGTCTCCCCGTATTCCGTGTACGTGTCGAAGTTGATGCGCGTCTTTGAGCGTAGCCTCGTGGGGACTTGGCTGAGGTAGTTTTGAAGCCACTTGATCGCCTTCGGCAGGCTCTCGGGAAGACTGCCATACGGGCCTTCGCTGAGAAGGGTTTCGGTCCGAGTTCCACGCCTGTCGCGCCGCTCGACCTCCCATGCCATCGGAGGGCGCTCTAGGCGCTGGCGGCGAGCCGAGGGCCACATCAAACGCGCGCGGCGCTCCCCGTCGTACTCGTAGACCGACCACATCTCAACATCGTCCCCCTCGCCGAGCGCGATGTTGGAGATTCTATCCATCTTCCAGCCAGCGGTGACCTTCAGGACTTCATCTTCAGTCACGGTCTTGCTCCCTATGGCACAGGCATCCATGCCCCTGACTGCTGCTCAAGCCGCCGCCTCGAACCCCTCGACCTGCTCCGGGTCGAGCGTGTAGGGCGTCTCGCGCGCACTGCCGATCACCTTCATCAACACCTTGACGCGGTCCGCGTCGTCGCGGCCGACGAACTTGGCCGGGAAGCCCTGCCACATGCCGCCGATGATGTTGACCTTGGCGCCGGGGTCAGGGTCGGCCTTGCGGTGTGAGTGCGTGGCGTCGAACTCGCCGGCGAGCTCTTGGTCATGGATCGCCGCGATGATGCGGAACGGGATCGGTCGCGGGATCGATGCGCCGCTGAAGCGCACGACGCGGTAGACCAGCTCGTCCGCGCCTTCGATGTTGCCGATCGTCTGGCGGCCGGCTACGACGCCCGCGAACAGGTAGCCGCCGAACAGAGCCTCCTCGACACGGATCTTGTCGGGGCCCTTGCGGCGCTTGCGCGTGGTCCGCGGCAGGTACACCGCCAGCCCAGCCTCGATCAGCGCCGCCTCGGCCTTGTGCTCTCTGCGCCCAGCGACACGGGCGAGATACCAGTCGAGGCCGGCGTCGTCCTCGCGAACGGCGCTCTCCCGCATCCCCGGCTTCGCGCCATCCGGGAGGAAGGTGATCGCGTGGCCCTGTTCCCCGACTTGCATGTGTTTGGTGCTCCTCAACTCGATGATGCTGGCGTCAGCCATTGTGGTTGTCCTCGAAGGATCGGCCCTCGCCTACCGGAAAGCCCCAGGACGCCTCCAGGAGCGCGCCCCAGGCGTCTTCCCGGGTCTGGACCTTATTGGCGTATTCTGGGCCTGAGCGTGGGCCTTCGTGCGCCCTCAGGGCCTGGTCGGCTTCGGCGAAGCGGAGGGCTGCTGTTCCCAGCCTCAGTTCAGCCGGCGTCGGGTCTTTGCGCTTTGCTCGCTTCCAGGGGAAGGGTTCGGAGTCTTGGAGGTTCGTCATGGTTTCCTCCCGGAGTTGCCTTGCGCGCACCCTTCGGGCG